TTGCTATTGTTAAGGAGGTTGAGCAAGGTTGGATCTGTACGATGACCATGCGCCTTGTGCCTGTTTATAACCTAGGACTAACGCGATGAATACACCTTGCAGCATGACCCGTGAGAAGGTTTATAATGAGCGTGTAATTGGTAGACCGGCGTTCTGGGAGCTAACCACATACAACCGCAACGGCGACAAGCTACGCTCCGGTCAGTATAGCGTATTATTCCAGGAGGGTTATCTTGCTGGTTTGGTTGAGGAGCAGTTTAGCTTTCCCCTGGAAGCTGCTGAAATTATTTCCTAAAACACTTGCGTTTCTTCTTAAACCCTGTATACTGGTTTCAAGTCAAGCAAAACACCAAAACAGGAAAGCAGCCATGAAAACTACCTTAAAAGCAATAATGTCAGATCTTAACAAGGTGTGCTCTTTTGATTCCGTAGGGGTTAAAATTGAGAAAGCAGGTCTGTTTTCAATAAATACTTTTAACGAGGATTTTTCAGCTTCTATAGAATTAACCCATACAATGTTAAACATAACCGTTAGTAACCGTCACGACGGGGAAACAATAGGTATAAAATCACATAGATTAACTTCGTTTAAGTACCATAATATTAAGAGTTTTCTTATGGATACCTATTGGCCTAACAAGTAAGGCTCCTTACAATACAGACAAACCCCGCTGCTCTTAATCTGGCAACGGGGTTTTTCTTTGTCTTAAATTTACACTACAGGTACGATGAGTTATAGTAAAGGGAACTTCCAGGGGCTAATATACACGCGCTATGAGCAACCAACCATTAACAGTAGAAGACCTGAGAGGTCTTATAAACAAGGGGCAAGCCAAAGATCCGCTTGTGTTCTTGGAATCTGTGATGAATGGATCAGACCCTAGGCAGATATCTCGCTTATACAAACTGGTTACAGATATACATGACTTTAGCGACGGTGATCCAGACCCTAGCGATTGGGCTGAGCTTATAGACATAGTACTGGCTGATTATAAGTATCGCCCGGTTGGTTTAGGAGAGTCCATTACCGCTGCTAAAACAATGGCAGAGTACTTGTATGCAAAGCGCAAACAGATAGACACCAACGGCGGTAACAATAGCGGTTCTGATCCAGGTAGTAACCCCTTAACCGAGGAAGAGGTAGAGTTGTTCAAGGAGAAGTTTAATGAGTGGTACTGAGCTAATCCTAAGCGATGATATTGAGCGCTGGTCTTATAATGAAAAGCGTATGCTAAAGTACATGCTAGAGAATGACGGTATCCAGTTCATGCGCTACTTCTTTAACCTGAGAGAAGGTAGCAAGATGATACGTAACTGGCACCATTACGCTATTGAGTATGTGCTACAAGGTGTATTTGACTGCAAGATAGATCGCCTAATAATCAATATTGCTCCTGGTTATACCAAAACAGAGCAAGCGGTTCTCAACTTTATAAGTCGGGGTATAGCATTAAACCCGAGATCTAAGTACATACATACCTCTTACTCCGGGGACTTGGCACAAGAGAATTCATCTAAGATAAAGCAAACAGTCCAGACTCCTGAGTTTCAAGAGTTATGGCCTATGCAAACTCGTACTGATACCAAGGGTAAGAAGCGTTGGTTCACTGAGTTAGGTGGCGGTATGATGGCAACCGCCAGCGGAGGTCAGATTACCGGGTTCCGTGCAGGGCGAATGGAATCTGGCTTTACAGGTGCTTTTATAAACGATGACCCAGTCAAGCCTGACGATGCCTACAGTAACGTAAAGCGTAATGCTATTAACAACCGCTTCAACAATACAATGCGGTCGCGCTTGGCAGTAGAGACCGTACCTATGATCAACATCATGCAGCGTATACACGAAGATGACCTCAGCGGGTTCCTGCTAAAAGGCGGTTCGGGTGACAAATGGTACCACCTCGTTATTCCTACTTTCCTCTCTGAGGAGGCGCTTAATAAGCCTTACCCTAAAGACTATACCCACGGTATCCCCATAAGCCTAAATGGTATTCTGGCGGCTCTCAACGGCGGCAAGCCTTATGCTTTTTAGCAGAGACGACATGATAGGTATTGTACCAACCAGCGTACCTATTGGCGGTATGCTTTGGCCGTTTAAACATACCCTGGAACAATACAAAACATTAGAGTCTGGTGATCCTTACACTACCTCTAGCCAGATGCAGCAAAACCCGTCACCCGCTGGCGGCGGTATGTTTAAAGACAAGTATTGGCGACACTATGAGGTTGTACCAGCCGGTATGGACATGATACGTATCTACGGCGACACAGCGCAAAAGACCAAAGAGCATAACGACTACAGTGTATTCCAATGCTGGGGTAGAGTCCCTAATCAGGGTATTTACTTATTGGACCAAGTAAGGGGTAAATGGGAAGCACCAGAGCTAGAGTCAAAGCTGGTAGAGTTCTGGAATAAGTGGAAGCCGACAATGTATAAGCCTTTAGGAGCAAACCTAGTCAAAATAGAGGACAAGAGCTCAGGGTCTTCTCTTATACAGTCTATCAAGAAGAACTATATGATACCAATAGAGCCTATTCAACGTAATACGGATAAGGTCTTGAGAGCAATGGGTGTCGTAAAGTACTTTGCCAGCGGCTATATATTCCTACCTCTTGATGTGGACTGGATAAGCGATTATAAAGAGGAGTTCCGTAAATTTACTCCTCTCATGACCCATAAGCACGACGATCAAATAGATCCTACAATGGATGCGGTTGAGGACTTAATAGTATTCGAAGATATGCTATATAGCTCTAACTCAATCGGAGCATGAGAGTTTAGCAGTAAAAGATCAATGCAAATTGCTCAAGGTTACATTTGTTATATAATTGATAGTTGGGTAATGCATAAAGGAAAATTTACGTAAAATTTTACACACATTAAAAGCCAATGCGTTTCAATGTAACAAATGTAACCTTAATTAAATTAGGAGAATACAGTGGATAAAAATACATATGAAGAGGCCCATATAATGGACTCGGATAAGACCGCACTCGGCGACAGTCTAGAGAACCTAGTTGCTCAACTTGGTACAGAGCAAGACAAGCGTTCTCACTCTCGTTTTGTTAACTCTAAGCGACTGTCAATGGATGGTATGCAGGAGGAGTTAAACGCGCTATATCGAACAGACTGGTTAGCGGGTAAGGTTGTGGACATTATACCTGATGACATGACCCGCGAATGGCGCTACTACAGCGGGGACATTGAACCCGAAACTATTAAGACTCTAGTAGAAGAGGAAGAGCGGCTTGGCTTGTCTGATGCGTTTAACCAAGCTCATAAATGGGCACGACTTTATGGCACCTCGTTTATTGTTATGAACGTTGACGACGGCCAGCCTGTGGACCAGCCGCTTAATATTAACCGTATTAGGAAAGGAGGTCTTAAGCATATTAAGGTTGTTGACCGTCACCGTATTGACCGGGCTGACCTGCAACCAATTGAGAATCCGCTAGATCCCAACTACGGTATGCCAGTTTATTACCGCTTTGTTAATACTAACGTAAAGATTCATCACAGCCGGGTAATAAGGTTTGACGCGGTTAAGTTGCCGTTTGATGAGTTCAAGCGTAACAACTATATGTCCGACTCCGTACTAGACCGGCTATATGAGGCGCTCGTTAACTTTAATACTATCTCGGCTGGTTCTGCTAGTATGGTATATGAGACTAACATAGACGTGATGAAAGTTAAAGGTCTGATGAACTACCTGCAAACAGCAGAAGGTACATCTATATTGCAAAAGCGGTTTACCCTAGCAGGTATGATGAAGAGCTTTAACAATATGCTAGTTCTAGACTCTGACGAAGACTACGACAAAAAGAGTAATAGCTTTGCCAGCCTGCCGGACTTGTTGTATGCTCATGCCTTATTCCTAGCTGGTGGTAGTGACGTACCAGCAACGCGCCTACTAGGTAGCTCTGCAAGCGGCTTAAACGCCACTGGCGAAGGCGACATGAAAAACTACTACGACGTTATACGTTCCAAGCAGTCCAAGGACTACAAACCTAAACTGGACTTCTTTGATATTATAATGGCGAAGAGCTTAGGTATAGCTGACGATGCTGACCTGGATTACCGCTTTAATTCATTGTTCCAGATGACGCCTAAAGAGCAAGCCGATACAGACTTTATTAATGCTCAACGTGACGGTATATACCTGGACAAAGGTGTTGTCCCAGAGTACACGGTGGCTAAAGAGCTTAAACAAAACGGAACATATACTAACTTAACTGACGAACATATTACAGAGTTAGAGGAATACGCTAATGGCTTTGAACCCGATACCGACGAGACTAATGCTGGAAACGAACAAGAAGAACAGACGGGAGAAGAAGAAGAAAGTGAATCCGGTGAGGAATCCAAAGGGACCGGAGGTGAAGTATCGTAAATGGTTGCAGAGCATAGCCAAGCGCCTAAAGACAGATATAAACGAACAGCTTATACCTGTACTAAAGCGGCTGCAACCAGAGTATGTAAACGACGCCTATGCTAGGACTCTAGAGCAGGTGTTTGAAAACCTACGGCGTAATTATATAGACATTGGTCGCAATGCCGCTATAGTCAGCTCCGGGTTTACTGAGGACGTTAATCAGGTTAATAAGCAGCGGTTTTATAAGGCGATGGAAAACACCATTGGTATTAACCTGAACAACGTACTGCAGAACGAAGGCTTGGAAGATATAATGTATGCGACGACTAGAGAGAATGTTGCTCTCATAAAGACAATACCTGAGGAGTATTTCAAACAGATAGAAGGTATTGTATTTAGAGGAACAGTGCAGGGGCGCGATGCTACCTCAATGATTAAACAGATAACCAAGATAGGGTATAGTACTGAGAAAAGAGCTAAGTTGATAGCACGTGACCAGACATCTAAATTAAACTCGGCGCTTAACCAGCAACGGTCACAGAACCTGGGAGTTGAGGAATATATATGGCGTACGGCAGGTGACGAAAGAGTAAGAGATACCCATAAAAGCAAGAACGGCAAAACATTCCGATGGGATGATCCGCCTAAAGATACAGGACATCCAGGGCAAGATATTCAGTGCCGGTGTGTGGCACAAGCTATTATTAAAGTATAGTTTGGACTCTGTATTGTGCCAAGGTGTTTATTTTGATTAGAATATGAACTATTATAGTCTAAACCCAGAAGGCGGTAACAGATGTTTCTCAAAGACAGACTGGATATAAACTCAGAACGTAAGTATACCGATGAAGGATTTCTTG